CTAATAATGCTGATTTTTCGCTAAAGTATTTCATAACAACGCCGATAAGTATATTGTAAGATGGAAAAAAGGGAGACGATATGAAGGTAAGTGAACTAACCCGGATGGCAAAAAAACATGGTTGTTACATAAAACGGCATGGGTCTGATCACGATATTTGGATAAACCCCAAAACCGGCAATACCGAAAGAATACCACGCCACAAAAGCAAAGAATTGGCGTCCGGCACCGCTCACGACATTATGAAAAATTTGGGGTTGAAATAACCTGTATAATTTAAGATGAAAGGGGTATTTGAATATGAAATATGCATATGCAGCAGTGTTTACACCAGAGGAAAGCGGTCTGTACAGTGTCAATTTTCCGGATTTGCAAGGATGCCGCACGAGCGGCGATGATATAGCGGACGCCGTTTATATGGCACAGGATGTACTCTGTCTAACCTTGTACGATTTAGAACAAGATGGAAAACCCATACCCAAAGCCAGCGCACCACGTGATATAACGATAACAGGTGAACAATTTACCAGCGTTGTAGTCGTGGACACGGATTTTTACGAACGGTTTTACAAAAACAAAACCGTTATAAACGAGTTGATTGAAATGTTGCCGGAAAAAAAGCAAAGCCTGGTTTTTGAACTTGTAAAGCGCCTCGGCGTAGAACCCGAACCGGTTAGGGCGCAGTGAGGCGAGTATAATTCGACATTGCCGCGCTATCCCTGCACTGATCATACGGGGAGAAAACCGGGACGCCTTACCCGGTCGGCGCGGCATCCTTCAAATATCGAAGTTGATATTTTATTGCCTAAAAAAACAGCAATTATTGTGCGAAATCAGCGATTATTGTCTCAACCCCCACCAAACCCGCATAAACATTGAACGAAAACCGGCCAATATTGTCTCAACGGCCAGACAATATTATTCCCTCCCGAAAAATGCTAAAATTTTCCACCCCCGATACGCGCCGGAATTGACGGCAGCAATCCCATTAAATCATTTTATTGGATATATGTTCATTTATTTGTATCCAATATATTGAATATTTGGTATACTTCCATTTTGGATGGGATACCAAATGGCGCAAAATCCACGAATTACGCGAAGAATAACGCGAATTAAAGCCGACCTTGCAATAATCCAGCAATGGCTGGACGGCAACAGCGCCGGAATTGAAGGCTACAAGATCGGCTCGCGTGATCTTAGATACCTTGATCCCATACGTTTGATGGAACTTAAAAACAAGCTTGAGGAAGAACTGGAAGGGTTGGAATTTCCCGGCGGTCGTTTCAGGCGCGCGGTTCCGATAAGGTGAGGCAATAATGTCGGGCACGGACAGAAAACCTCGAATCGTAGATATGCACGGCAGGGATATCCCCATGCGTTCGATGCGGATTGCGCGCAGCGCTGCGTCGTTCAGGCCGCGCAATTATGGGTACTCGAACCTGAACGCCAATCCGAACAACAAGGCAAAACGCGGCTGGCGCTGGCAGGGCGGCGGCCCGGACGATGACATTGTCCAAAATCTGCCGGTATTACGTCAAATGTCCCGGCAGTTGGAATACGACAGCAGCATCGTTGACGGTCTGTTTACCACGCGCACCACGCTTGCGATTGGAAAAGGCTTGATACCTGAACCGATACCCGACATGGGATACCTTGACTGGACTTCCGAACAGGCGCAGAAATTCAAATCACAAGCTTTGCGGTACTGGGAAGCATGGGCTGAGAGTCCGCGCAATTGCGACGCCCGCGCGCACGATAATTTTTATGAACTCACACGGATCGCTTCACGATCTCAAGACCGGGAGGGCGATGTTTTCAGTACACTTCCGCGCATCCGGCGGCCGGGCGGCGATTGCGAAGTAAAAGTAAGCCTGATAGAAGCCGACTGTATAGACAATCCGAATGACATAAGCGCCGAGGAACAGAAACGCGCCGGAATAGACGTTTTCGGCGGCGTCGCGGAATCCCCGCATGGTCAGGTTCTTGGCTACTGGGTCTGCACCGATCATCCGAACGCGAAACGGAAAAAAAACCGTCTGCCGGGATTTTACAAAACGCCGTGGTATTTCGTGCCGTCATACAGCGAGGAAACCGGCGAACCGCTGATATTGCATTTGATGGAAACAAAGCGCGTAGGCCAGCGCAGAGGCGTACCAGTAATCGCGTCAAGCACTGAGATTTTGCTGTTGATAGACAGGTTCGCCCACGCCTACGCGACAAAGGCGGAAATACAGGCGTTATTCACGGCAGTTATCATGTCGGAAAAACCGGACGCGACAATGGCGGAGCTTGGCGCGCTGATGTCGGATGAGGAAGCCCGCGACTTTGCGCAGTCTGCCAACGATGTGGAATTAGGCCCCGGTATTGTCCAGGTGGCGAATCCCGGCGACAAGATACAGGCTGTGGAATCGACCGCGCCGACCGGCGACTTCGGGCAATACATCGGCGCCGGACTGGAGATGATCGGGCCGAGCGTCGGCGTATCAAAGGGATTTCTCACACACACGTTTCCAAATTCATTCAGCGCCGCGCGCGCGGAAACCGGTTTGACGTGGCAGAGCGTGATTCAGAAACGAGCCGGAATGATTGTGGATTTCAATCAGCCGTTCTACGAAGCTGTAATTTCGGAAGGTGTGGCCCGTGGATACATCGACGCGCCGCGATTTTTCGACGACGAAATTACGCGCCGGGCATATGTGAAATGTCGCTGGCGCGGGCCAGGGATGCCGCAAATAGAGCCTGAGCGGACATTACGGGCATACAAAGAGGCCATGTCTTTGGGAATCATGACCGGCAGTGAAGCCGCTACGGAGTTCGGCAGCGGCGATTACTACGAAAACATTGCGGCGCGCGGGCGTGAAATCGAAGCGGCAACGGCTGTCGGTTTGGTTTCGCCTACGCCGTCCGGTCAATCCACGGCATCGTCTAAAGAAGGCGCTCAGGAAGGCGACGGAGGTTCAAATGGCGGACAAGACTAAACCGAAATTCTGGAATATTCAGAAAATCCGCGCCGAGGGCGGCAAAGGGAATGCCGGGCGGATAGATATTTATGGGGAAATCAGTGAAACCGAGTTTTGGGGCGACGAAACCACCCCATCGAATTTCATTGCTGAAATGACCGCTCTTGGCGAGGTTGATTACATCGACCTGCATATTTTCTCTCCCGGAGGAGGATTATACGCCGGGCTGGCGATTCATTCACTGATTACGCAGTATCCCAAGCCCGTTAACTGCTACGTCGAGGGTATGGCGGCGTCCATTGCCACTGTGATTATGTGCGCATGCGACAAGGTGTATGTGTCGGATAAGGATGGAGAAATCCGCAAACAATACACGGCGACCGCAAAGGCGATCAAAGGAGGGTTCCGGGTGAGCGGCAGGGCAACGGCGGCGAATCCCGGCGCTATTGTTGGCGTGAGTACGAAGCCGCTGCCTATGTTTGATTTTCAAATCCGTCCGGCCAAACCGCGCCAAAAGAACCCGCCGAAGGCTTTGAAAGTAACGATCAAAAAAGGCGAAACAAAGAATACGAAATACTTTGTAGCGCGGATGCCTAAATCGAACCCTGATCAGGAAAGGCAACACATCGGCGTGTTTGAGCGCATCGCCGGAACGCGGATGAAAGAGAAAAACAAGGAAAAAATCCGCGAGAAGACGGCAGTTTCTGTTGCCGACATGACGGAAAACAAAGATGTTTTGATTCCTGCTTTGAATGCTGCGGAAAAACGCCTTCAAGAACGATTTGACCATGCAGTAAAGAGGTTGTTAGGCCAATTATGAACCAATCCATAGCGCTTGCGCCGCCTGATTTGATTGACCTGTTGGTAGACCGCATACGGGAAATCGTCAAAGACATGCGGCTGGAAATCCCGATTGATGACGGTTCCGGCGTCCGGACGGTTACGCCCGAGGTCTGGCCGTTCGACGTTCCGCCGATTTCCATAGACGGCGCGGAAACCCGCGTCCCGTTTGTCGTGGTGCGTCTTGGAGGTACTGAGGACGGCAAAGGCAACGAAGGCGAAGACATAGCCGTGGATATTATCGCCGGAATCTACGCGGATGAATACGAGACGATAAACGAGGCAAAACCGCTTGAGGGCTGGCGCATCCCGATAGCCGTTATCTGGCGCATCCGCCTGGCGCTGATTCAGAACGGCATTTTAGGCGCGTTTTCAATGGTGGAAGGCAGCGCGAAATGGACGCCGCAGGCAACGCAGCCGGATCCGTTCTGGCTGGCGGCATTGCAAACGGTCTGGAAAGGGCCGCCGGTTCCACAAACGGAGCTTGGATTATCCGATAGAACGCAGTTTTACAGTTAAAAAAGGAGAGATTTATGTCCTATCAGTATGGCGTAACAGTTTTAGAACAGCCGACATCGATTCGACCGCCGATTGTCGCGGCGTCCGCGATACCGGTATTTATCGGAGCCGCGCCTCTGCATTTTGCGGCAAACGGCAAAGATAACGTTATGAAGCCTGTTTTTGCGGCGGATTATGCGGACGCTGTTGAAAAACTCGGCTGGTCGAATGAGACGGTTGACCTGTCGAACGGAAAGAAGCGGTACAAATACGCGCTCAATGAAAGCATGGATACGCAGTTTCGATTGTACGGCGTCGGCCCGGCGATGTTCGTACCTGTTTACGATCCGTTCACCAGCGCCACAAACGTTCCGGCGACGGAAGTTAATGTCATCAACAACGCTTTTACCTTGTCCGCAGCCAACGCCATCATGGATTCCCTGGTTGTTACGGAAGACGGAACCGGCGACCCATATATTGAGGGCGTTGATTATGCCGCCGATTTCGACGGCAGCCGTTTCAGGGTGACAATCCTTGCGGGCAGCGCGATTCCGGCAAATACGGCTTCGCTATACATGGCATACAAGTCCGCCGCGCCGATTAATGTCACGGCGGACGATATTATTGCCGGTCTTGAAGTTGTTGACAATTTCTTCCAGGCGACGGGACAGACCCCGGCGTTTATATATTCGCCTGGCTTTACTCATTTGCCGGAAGTCGCCGCCGTACAGGAAAATGTTGCCGCTCAGATGCTTGGCGGAACGTTCAAAGCGCTCTCGGTGTGCGATATTGCGCCGGGCGTAACCGAATATTCCGAAACCGGCAACTGGAAAGCCTCAAACGGTTACGCATCCACTTTCCGCGTGTTGTGCTGGCCATATGCTGCCAACGGCGACACGGTGTACCACATGGGCAGCCATTTCATCGGCGTTTGCGGTCGCACTGACGCCATGAACGGCGGCGTTCCGTTTATGTCGCCGTCGAATCAGCCCATGCTGATTAACGGTATCTGCGACGCCGACGGCAAAGCGATTGATCTACCCATCAACCGGGCGAACATCGTAAACGGTTACGGGATTGTTACCGCATCACGCTGGGGGATGGACGGATGGCGCTGTCAGGGCGTGGAAACCACCGCGTATCCGGGAACCACGGACATTAAAGACCGGTTCATTGACGGTCGCAGAATGGGCAACTGGCTTGACAACTCAATAGTATTGTCGATTCGCAGCCGCGTTGCTCACCCGATCAGGACGATTTTGATTGATGACATTGTTTCGTCATTGAACACCTGGTTGAACGGCCTTGCCGCCGCCGGGCAGCTTCTTAACACCAATGAAGACAGGGTTACTTTCCCGCGCGATTTGAACCCCGACACGGCGCTTCTTGACGGGCGGATCACGTTCCGCGTCAAAGTCGCATGGGGGCCGCCGGCGCGGCATATCGTTTTCATTCGTGAGTATAACGTAAACGACCTGCAGACGCTGTTTTAGGAGGTATTGAGATATGCACATTCCGCAAAAAACAATCACTTACGAAGTATACGCGAACGGTTCCGAGCGGATGACCGGCACTGCGGTTTTGACGCCGCCGCCGTTTGAATCATCGTCAGACACGATAAAAACCTCCGCCGGCGAGTATAACGTCCCCACGGTCGGTATATTCGGCGCTTTGCCGTTCTCGCTGACCTTTGTGGACGCCAATGAAAGCGTTTTAAGGTTTGCCGAGGGGACGACGCAGCGGTTCAGTTGCCGGGCGTCTAAACAGCGCTACGATACCGCCGCCGCTCAAATCATAAAGGTACCTTTGCGCATTGACTTCACCGTGATTATCACAAGCTGCAATTCCGGCAATGTCGAGGTAGCCGCCGCGTCCGAGGGCACAATATCGGGCGAAACCATGATTTACCAACATTGGATAGACGGTAAGGAATGGAGATTTTACGACCGTGAAAACATGATTTACCGCGTTGACGGCGTGGATCAATGGGCGGAAATCCGCTCGCATATAGGCAGATAATCGAATGTTGGAGACTCCGATGGAACTGAAAAAAGAAGAAAAACTGATTGATCTTAACATTGTGAAGTTGTCAAAACCGTTTGTTTATGAAGATTACAACCTGACGGAAATTAATCTTAAGCTGGATTCCATTACCGGCGCGATTTTGGAAGATGCTGAAAAGCAATACCGCGAAGACGGCGGTAAAGCCGAACAGATTGAAACCGACATAAAATACTCCATCAAAATCGCAGCCATGTCTGCAGGCATTCCGGCGGAGGTCTTGAAACGTCTGCCGGTTGAGGATTATTACGCCGTCGGGTATCGGGTGATGAGTTTTTTATCCAGAAAGGTCTTGGCGGCGACGAAGGGCTTGGCGCCATCAGAACCCTTGCCGTAACGCTTTCTATTTGCACATATACGCCGGTTCCGTATTGGATGGACAGACCGGTTAAGGATTTACTGAAATGGGTTGACGCGCTTGGCGAAGCGGCAACGGCGCTAAAAGGCGGGAAAAATGGCTAGATCACGCGATTATTCACTGACATTCAATCTTGGCGCCAGGGTTACTCAGGAATATTCCCGCGCCTTTGCCCAGGCTCAAAAAGACATCGCTGCGTTCAAAAAACAGGTCGCGGCCACGAAAAAAGCCTGGGGCGCAGCCGGCGCGAGTTTCGCAAAGACTACCGGTTTGATTGTCGGCGCGGGAGCGGCTATTGCGGGAGCGGCGTTTAAGACCGCGGACGCGACCGCGAAAGAAGCTTTTGCGATTGCCAACACCTCTCAAAAACTCGGCATCCACGCCAAAGACCTGCAGGAACTCCGCTACTGGTACGAACAAAACGGTAATTCCGCTGCCGAATTTGATTCCAGCCTGGAGTACATGCGCCGGACGTTGGCGAAACTGGCGACCGACCAGAACGCCGCGGCGAAATTCTACGAACAAACCGGACTGTCGGCGCGCGCGCTGTTTGAAATGGAACCGGAGCGGGCGATTGAACGCGTAGCCGATTATATGAACGCGCTGCCTGACGCGGCGCGGCGGTCTACGCTTGCGGTTCAGTTGTTCGGGCGCAGCGCGAGCGGGAACATGGTTGCGGCCATGGCCGAGGGCAGCGCGGGAATCCGTAAATTCAAAAAGGAATTTGAGGAAACCGGCGCGGGACTTGACGATGAGGCCATGAGACAGGCCGCAATCTTCACAACCGCAAAGAATCAGATTACAACCACGTTTCGCGGCATTCGCAACACCATAGGCGCGGAATTAATGCCCGCGTTCTCGGATGTTTTCAAGGAACTCTCGAAATCCATTCAGGCTTCAATGCCCGCAATCCGGGAATTTGCCCAGGGCTTGGGCCCGCGGTTAAAAGAAGCCGTTCCGGTAATAAAGGAAATCGCCGTTTCCGCGTTCGATACGGCAAAGCAGATATGGCGTGGAGTTGAGGCCGTTAAAGACTTTGTCGGCGGATGGGGAAACCTGGCGAAGATCGGCGTTGGGCTGGCGTTTCTACCGGCGCTGATAAAGGTTGGAACCGCAATATTCCAGACTGTTAAACTTGTAAAAATGGCCGTGGCCGCATTTAAGTCATTTGGCGTAATCAGCGCGGTGGCAGGCAAGGGCGCGATTGCGGCGTCTGGGCCGCTATTGCCGATTATTGCTGCTATCGCTGCTGCTGCTTTTATCGTTATCAAAAACTGGGAAAAGATCAAACCGGCGCTTCAAAATGTCTTTGATGCTGTCAAGGAAGCCATAGCAAGCGTTATGCCGGTTATTGAAGTAGTTAAGGATGCGCTCAAAATAGCTTTTGAGTATGTGAAGCCCGTAATTGACATGGTAATAGACGTAATAGGCTACGGGCTTATCGGCGCTATTAATATCGTTGCGAACACTATTACGGCTCTGGCCAAGGTATTCGGCGGTATTTTTACCGTTATCGGCGGCATTGTTACGACATTCATGGGTGTTTTCACCGGAGACTGGGAAAAGGCAGGCGAGGGCGTAAAAAAGATATGGGAAGGAATCCAGAAATATTTAACGGGCTGGATTGATGTAATTAAAGGCATTTTTGGCCCGCTATTTGATTTCTTGGAAAAGTCATTCGGGCGCGTCGGGAATTTCGTGAAGGGCATATTTGGCGGCGCGAAAAATGACGCGAAGGCCGCCGCCGATGCCGCATCGGAGATTAAAGCTCCGTCAGGAAACGTCCCGGCATATGCAAAGGGCGGGTATGTAACAAAGCCGCATATGGCGGTCGTCGGCGACGCGCCGGAATACATCATTCCA